ATGGTTAGAATATTGATACACCACTCTGAGAAAGTCGCTATTAGCGAACTGTTCGGAGTTTCGATGCAGTTCGTCAACGCTGCTCTCAGATTCCAGAAGAATAGCCAGAAGGCTATAGCCATTCGCAAGATGGCTTTGGAGCGAGGTGGTAGACATTCGGATGGAAGCCCTGACAAGGTAGCCCTCTCATCAAAAGAATACGCCGGGCACGGTGTATAATCGAGAATAGCTTTCATGATAAGAGAATCACCCGCGTGCATATCTGGAAAGATACAGGGCGGGTAACGGCAGGTACGGCTGTGGTATTAGGGTCGCACAGCAAGGTGAAGTCTTTCTACCTCCATTCACGTAGCAGGTTCGATTCCTGCTCTTGCCACAAATCGACTTCGGTCGCACTCGACAAAGCAGTATCCGTCCGCGCTGCAGGCTTAAGAAAGCGGGCGAAAAAAAGAGTAAAGACATGAAAGTGTACAGACGAGAAGGAGCTGCATCCGTGACAAGTCAGCTCCGTATCCTGGAGCCGGTCATTGAGGCGTTGGATCCGGAAGTTGTGATAGAGGAGTTCGACGAGAACTTCGTCCGCTTCAGAGCACCTGCCGGAAAGGTGGAGCGCCTCGCAGCGCAGATCAAGCAACTGCTGGACACGCATGTCAAGTGATAATTTTTGTTTGTGTGTTGGATGATGAGGGATTATCGGCCGCTGCTCCCGACGAGCTTCGCGGACATCGACAAGATCGCCGACGAAATGGGCGAACAAGCGTTTCGCTCTTACGTCAATCGGGTGTATGCTGCCGTTCTCTCTCTCAAGAACAGAGAAACAATAGACATTACAGCCCGCTCCACACCTGAGACGCGCGCACGATTCGTAGCCGTCTTGTGGCTCTTTATCGCAGAGACTGGAGGAGGCTGTTTCGATAATAACATCACTGTTTTTACAAGATATGATGACACTCCCATGGACAGACGCAGAAGAAGACTTCTTAGTCGAAAACCTCGACAAAATGTCTCTCGAGGAAATGGCAAAGCGGTTAAAAAGACCACCTAATGCCATCCGACAGAAGATCCATCGTATGCGCCTGACACCGCGCAAGTGCGTCATGGACAATCCGCTGTTTGCTCTCATCAAGGGCAAGTACAACGGACATCCTGAATACTTCACCCCCACGATGGGATTCTTCGAACGCACCGGCATCAACAAGAATAAGTTCTGGCGCATATACCGGGGCGAAGAGCGTGCCTCTGCCGAGAGCTGCAAGCGCGTGGCCGAGGAGCTCGGAATCTCTGCAGTAGAGTTTATGAGCTCGATGCAAGAGTCCTTATTCGACAATCCGGAATTCACTAACAACGAAGCAATATGAAACCAGTAAATGAGCAGTTCCGCGCATACGTGGACGCTGCATTCAAGAAGCACATCGAAGGCAAGGATATCCCCCAGCAGTTCCTTGAGGCTGCTCGGATAGACTTCAATGAAGGCGTCTCTGCCGCATTGCATTACCTCTTTGGACTACTCTTCGAGTATGATAACGTACAGAAGTGAAGTATTCCCGTCGTGGGCGTTGCTCCCGACCGTATGCATCAGGAGGGTGGACTCTGAGATGTTCTGGCGTCTCGAGGTCGCATTGATATTCCTGCGCTATTCGCTATTGATCTACTTCAGTAAGTCAATAAAATGACCTTTTTCGCGACCTCACGAAAATGATATCGTATTGCGGTATTCCGAAAAAAATTCTATGTTTGCAGTGTCGATGCCAACGACACTGTTTCTGGATAAAGGTTGCGGATTTTTTATATCCCTGCTTTTCGGAGTGGCCGTATCGGCTGCCCTTCCTCAATGGATTTCCGCACCTTGTGCAGAAGTTTGTCGTTGGCGCGATGAGGAATGGGCAGCCTCTTTTTTTTTGCCCCCACACAACAGTATTCAGTCATGCCAACGACATTGAAAACTGAGCAGAGGAAGAAGAAGAGTACCCCTTTGCACACGTGCCCGAGCGACGAAACCGCTCGTCTCCGCCTCACCTTCTTGAGGCTCACGATTATGAGCTGGATGGAGGCCACCATCCGCTCCGAATTTCCCCATGCCACCAAGGCACGCTATCGGATCCGTAAGGGTCGTCGTGGTCGCTGCACCTTCTATGCCTCCGTCAGGAGCCATGGCGTATATCTGAGTTTCCACAGCGTGACCCTCGACGGGCTGTCGGAGCAGATACGCACTGCAGCCGCGACGCACAGGCTGGCCACCGGTGGAGCAACTAACAACATTCAATCCCTATGAGTAAGAAGAAAGAACTATTATGGGTGCATTCGCGCCCAACATGTGATGCAGGCTTCTATAATAAGTACGAAGCTGCCATCCTGAACGTGTACGATTACAAAGCATCCTTCGTTGTCGAGGAGCTCGTTTGTGATGAGAGAGGACGATACCGTCTGTTCCTCGATCAGTTCTTGCTGTCCGAATATGACAGCAAGGATCTCGGTATATATGCAACCGTGAAAGATGCTTGTGCAGCAGCGGATGAAGAGTACTCAAACGTGCACACACTCTTGTCCTCACAGCTATGAACACAGGATCGTATATACCCGTTGCCGGTATGCTCGGCGACGTTTCCAAGGAGAATAAATTTGGTATAACAGACGGAGGCAACAATCTTATCCTGATGTCGTTCGAGGAGCTTTCTGCTCGTAATGCGAGGATAGCCCAATCAATCAAAGAATAAGAATCGCGCACATACTCCTGTCACGAGGAGTATATGCGCACACTCAAAAAAAACACAAACAAAATGAAAGCATATATCCCAGAAGAGGTGATCGAGAAAGTACGATCAGCCTTCCAAATCGAGAAAGTAATAGGGGAGTTCATACCGCTCCGTCGAGCAGGTGTCAACTACAAATGCAACTGCCCCTTTCATAAGGACTCCAACGCATCCTTTACGGTAAGCCCCGCCAAGGATATGTGGAAGTGCTTCGGCTGTGGCGAAGGCGGCAACGTCTTCACCTTCGTGCAGAAGCATGAGGGGATCACCTTCCCAGAAGCCGTGCGCCTCTTGGCAGATCGCGCAGGCATCAGGATCCCCGAGCCTGAAATGAGCGACGAGGAGCGCGCCCAACAGCGCAAGCGCCAGTCGATGGAGGTGGCTCTTAACTTTGCACGCGACACCTATCGCGGCAACATCGCCGAACCGGAGGCAGAAGCCTTCCTCGCCACTCGAGGAATACCGGAAGAGATACTCAATCGCTATGAGACCGGATATGCTCCTGCCGGACGCGATTCCTTCCTCGAGACCGCCCGCGCCTACTGCCACGATGATCATGTGCTGATGGATGCCGGTCTCATAGGCAAGAACCAGTACGACAAGCTGTACGACCGATTCCAGAATCGTATCGTATGGCCGTTCCACTCACCCACCGGACGCATCGTCGGCTTCACCGGCAGAAGCATCGAGGAGAACCCCACGGCCAAATACCTCAACAGCCCGGACACGCCGCTTTTCTCCAAGGGCAAAGTGCTGTTCGGACTATGGCAGGCCAAGAAGGAGATCATCCGCAAAGAGACCGCCTACCTCGTCGAGGGGCAATTCGATGTCATGCGCATGGCATCGATAGGCGTCGAGAACGTGGTCTGTGGCAGTGGCACCGCCCTGACCGAAGACCAGGCACGTCTGCTCCTCCGCTTTACGGAGAATGTCACCTTGATATACGACGCCGATGCAGCCGGCATAAAGGCCACGCGACGCAATGCCGGCATGCTGATGAGTGTAGGCATGAACGTCCGCGCTATTGCCCTTCCTGAAGGATCCGACCCCGACAGCTATTTCCGTGACATGAAGCAGGAGGATGTACAACGCGTGCTATCCTCCGCCCGCGACATCATCACCTACCTGTGGAATAAGAGCGACACGGATAAGCAGGATGCACTACAGCAGGCACAGACGATAGAAGGGCTTACCGACCTGATAGCAGCCGTGCCCAACAGCGTGACGGCGGGTCAGCTCATCAAGACGCTCGCAGTCCTGAGCAAGACGTCGGCAGAAGACATAAAGGAGTCGGTGCAGCGCAAGCGCAAGAACCGCCCTGCAGCTGAAGTGCCCGGCACGATCGACAACGGATTTGTCGGGCTGCAGGAGCTGCGCGAGATGGCCGACGGCCGACGTGTGACGGTGGAGCTCACTTGGACGGCCGAGGACTTTGCAGAAGGTTGGGGCAGTAAAGAGGTGCTCCTGGTGTGTGGGCGTCCGTCGCCGTCAGACCTTCAGGACTTGCGCCTTATCGCCTCCTCCATCCGCACCCGTCTGGACATCTCGATAGGAGAAGACCTGCAGGAACCGGATTCCGTGCTCACCTTGCGCGACATGGCTCGCAGCGGATTCGACATCACGGTCATCCGTGAAGAGAAGCGCATCGACTACGAGAAAGACGAGGACGGAGAAGAACGATCCTTCATGCACTCGACGCTGCGTGAGCTCGGTTGGACTGAGTTCGTAGTGGGGCTGTACGAAGGATTCGGCGATTCGTCCGAAACCATCCGCAATACCATCTTGCGCCGCTGCTGCGAGGATATCAGCTATGCAGACGACACCACCAGAGCAGCCAACATGGCACGCTACGCCAAGATGCTCGGCGTTACCAAGGGTGCGCTGCAGAGCATCGCCGATCCGCTCATCAAGATGCGCAAGAACGAAGCGCGCATGAAGAGCAGCGCCATGGAAGACGAGGACGGAGAACCCGTGCTCATCAGCATGGACGAGCTGCCGGAATATGTGCGAGAGGATCCCGAGCTCATGAAGCAGTACAATCGATATGAGTTCTTCCCCTTGAGGAACACGAAGGGTACCCGCAATATCGGGTATATGTTTAAGGACAAAGGCAGAAGCGGACTGGTCCGCGTCGGCAACTTCTGGCTTGCGCCGCTGATCCACATCAAGAGCGACGAGAGCCAAAAGAACAGACGTATTGTGGAGCTGAGCGTGGCCAACAGCGCCGGTAAGAGCTTCATGGAGTTCGTCTCAAAAGAGATGCTCACGCTTAACACCTTCGAAGCCAAGATGTGGGAGCGAGGCGGCTACTGCTTCTCCAACGGATCGCAAGACCGCCTGCGCGCCATCATATATTCTATGGCAGACCGCTTCAGGGAGTGTACCGAGCTGTCGGTGCTTGGTCATAGCGATCTGGGATTCTTTGCTTTCTCAAACGGCCTGTACCACGAAGTCGACGGAGAGTATCGATTCGACTCGGTGGACGATATCGGCCTCGTCGAGCATAACGGTGAGGGCTACTACCTGCCTACGTTCAGCCGCATCTATCTGGAGAAGAACGACGACACTGAAGCCGACCACCAGGCCAAGTATCTGAAGTTCGTTCCGGGTAAGCACGCGGATGTAACCTTCAGTGAGTGGGCTGACCTCATGAATGAGGTTTACAAGATAAATGATAACGGCAAGTGGGCTATCATATATGCCATCATGTGCGCTTTCCGCTCGGATATCTTTGCCTTCGACAGGTTGTTCACCGCCCTCTTCTTTGTCGGACCGACCAACTCGGGTAAATCGAAGATCGCCTACAGCACACGTGCCATCTATGTGCCCGAGGAGGCACCGTACTTCAACCTCAATCTGGGTACTTACCCGGCACTCGCTTCGCTCCTCGAGCGTTACTGCAATGTGCCGGTGATGCTCGACGAGTACAACGACATGGATATCCAGGATGTGATATTCCAGTCGCTGAAGGCAGCCGTCTATGACGGTGAAGGACGTCAGAAAAGACGTAGCGCGGACAGCAAGGATGTGGAGACTACCAAGGTAAACGCCCCGATCATCCTGCTGGGTCAGGAGACCCCGCAACGCGACGACAACTCGCTGGCTAACCGATGCGTCATCTGTGACGTGCCGTTGCGCGGAGAGTGGACGGAAGAAGAGAAAGAGATCTTCAACCGCCTCAAGGGAATCGAGGCGCAAGGACTGCACCACTTGTTGCTGCAGATCCTCGACATCCGCCCCAAGATACGCGACAACTATCGCAGCACGCAGCAGGCTTGCGTGAAGGAGCTTACTGCCGCCGTGCGAGGTAAGCTGTCGAACTGCGAGGCATTGCCACGTGTGCTGAACACTGTGAGCATCTTTCTGGCAGTCTGTCGCATCGTCGAGCAGCACACTGATCTGATGCTCCCCTTCAGCTATCAGGAGTTCTTCGATATAGCAACAGACAAAGTGATCAAGCAGGTAGAGGCTCTGTCGAACAGTAACAAGGTGCATATCTTCTTCCACCTCTTGCCGTCACTCATCAACGAAGGCAAGGTGATGCCGGGGCGCGACTACAAGATCGAGTACCCGCGTGGAGGATCCATCACCGTATCGAAGAGCGGTCGTGTATCGGAGACGAAGCCTATTTCAGCGGGTACACGACTACTCTTCATCAAGGTGTCGTCGATCTATCCGCACTACGTCCGCATGGCTGGGCGCGAAGCCCTGTCGCAGTCTTCTCTGCAGAAGTACATGGAGTCCATGCCTCAGTATGTAGGCCGCTCAAACAGTACCCGATTCACGTGGGAGGAGACCGAAGAACGCAGCCGTGCAGCCGTCCAAGGCACCATGCCGGAGCATCCTCAGGAGGATCCTATCAACGGCGGCATGATGGCTCCCTATTCGTCTCCGACAGACAAGATGTCTGTGCGTGTACGAGTGACAAAGAGCGACAATACATCATGCGTCATCTTCGACTACAACGAGCTATTCGATAGCGTCGAGGTCGATTTGGCCCGCGATCTATTCCCCGAAGAAGATACATTCTGATTATGAAACAGCGCGATATTAAGGCCTTGTCTTTCATGGCCATCATGCGACAGATCGCGATAGCGGACGTGATGTACCGACTTGCATGCGACACATACGAGATTTGTCGCGACAAGGAGGTGGAGAAGCTGAGGGATATGTCACTCAAGTATGTGCGACTCATGTCTACCTATATGACCAATAGCGGTGACCGTGTGACAATGCAGGCAGCCATCACCTCTTGCATTGAGCGTGTCACGGAGGAGGCATGGGAGACGGTGATGAAGGCGACGACCTTTGTATTGCGCAATCATGACGTACAGCAGCCGGAAGCAGGAGCGCAGATCTTTGCGCTCCATGCTCTGGCCAGCGGTTCCGGCGCAGCACTTGATACGGTGTCCATCTTGCTGAAGTCATCGCCGAAGCTCAGCAGTACGCTCAAGAGCCTACGACCGATTGCCATTGAACAGAAGTCGGCCAAGCTGAAGTTCCAGATGCTTGAGGGGAGAACCCCGGCAACAGAGAAAGAGCTGTTGCTTATCACCCAGTCGATGGTGGCATACACCACGCTGCTGTTATCCGAGGAGACAATAACCAGCGCCATACAAGAGGCGCAAGCAATTCTGAAGGAGGAGTAATAATGTCAAAAAAAAATGAAATGATTATCAGAGTCAGAGCAAAGTTTTTCGTTAGAGTGTACACGTCACAGCCGAAGAATATTCTCGAGAAAAGTATTCAAGCTGTCACGGAACGATACCATGAATGTTTAGTAGATGAGGATGCCATGTGGGAAATACAGAAAGAAGTGGTCTCGCGAATCGAGCAATATAAAGGTCGCGCCAGGCGTCCAAATCCAAGAATGCAAACTACCGGGATAGATGGAAAAGATTTCAATCTCTACATCTGTGAAAGCTGCTCGATTTATTTCACCCGAGTAAAAATGTAAAATGTAATATGCGAAAAATAATGTTTGACGACCGCTTTCTTTTGACACAAGCAGTCTTGGAGGGGCGAAAGACCCAAACTCGCCGTCTCGAAAAATGTCTAAAGTTCTATTCTCCCGCCGACCCCATCTGGGTCAATTCCAGATATAAGACCGGAGAGCTCGTCGCGATAGCGCAATCTTACAAGGATACGTATGATTACATGACGGAACACTTGAACGAGCTTGGCATTATAAGAAGATTTACCCGAAAGCTCATATGGGACAACTATAGGGATCATAAAGGATGGGGCAACAAAATGTTTGTGAAGCCTGATTTTATGCAGCATCATATAAAGATAAAGAATGTGCGGCTACAGCGCCTCCAAGATATCACTGATGATGAGGTGCTATTAGAAGGGGTTCGAGAGGTAGAGACAAGCAACAACCGAGGAAACTCAGCAACTCATACAGAGTATAGCGTAACTTATTATGACAAAAAAGGCCCAACCAAACAGCTAATCGGTCGCAGCCCTAAGGAGGCTTACGCCGCTCTGATAAATGTGCTTTCAGGAAAAGGCACATGGGAGAGCAATCCTTATGTATTTGTTTATGACTTCGAATTGTCGGATCTCTCCGTGGATCCGCACGAAGAGATTGGATAAGCCCTATGATATTGACTTTTACTACAACAAAGTCTGGCTTCCTCGTGATTGTAGCCAATATAGAGGAGGTATCGAAGAGGCTCGATCGCTTTGCTATCTGCGATCATTGTCGGCAAGAGTCCGGCATGGGATACTATATCGCCATCCTTCGTTTATGGTATTGCAAAGAATGTTATGAAGAATGGTCCCGTATCGCGACGATTCGCTTCAGAGGTGATATACCGGCGGAGGAGCGAAACTACAGAGAAATGATAGACCGCCTGAAGTCTAAGTAAGCTCACAAGCAGAATTCGTTAGTCAACGGAACAGCGCGCCCCGGAAAGGCGCGCTTTTTCGTTGACGGCTGGACATTTCTTCTCCGCGGCAGCTTCGGAAGGCGGACATTTTTCTCAAGTCTTGGTTGGGCAGTTGATTCCCCTCCCCCTCTCGCTCAAGTACGCCCCCCCCGACCCCCCTCAAGAAAAAAAGAAAAACATTAAACAATCTTGAGCACAGCCGAAAACAGTAAAAAAGCGTCCAACAGTCCAACAAAGACAAAAAATGCGTGGTTTGTTCAATCGAATAGATATAGTAAATAGTTGATAGATAGATAGATAAATTATTATTTATTTTGTTGGACGATGTTGGACGCTGTAGGATATGCGCCGTTTTTTGTTGGAAACAGGTGCTTTTTGTTGGAAACAGGCTTTTTGAGCTCCGTCCAACAAATCCAACAGACGTGTTTTCACCTCCTTCATACTGTTTTTATCTATATACTTGATTATCTGTGTGTTATGTATTTTTGCAACTTGTTTTGTTGGACTGTTGGACTGTTGGACGAGAAAAACAGACATCCAAGGCATCAAAAAAAAAATTTTTTCCCGATAGGGTATAGCAGGTAGATATTGAGTAAAAGAATAGATATGGTCACTACGAAAATCACAATCAAACAGCATCTCGCTGAGTATATGATCGCCAAATACTGGGATGCGCAAGAGCAAGGCATTCGCCTGCCTGATAACGACGATCTGTATGTTGCGATATACAATGTGACCACGAAACGACCTGCCAACGCCCCCATCGACGAAGGCAATCTGTCTATCGTATTGCCGTGCCGACGTGACGGTAAGAATCCTGAATACTACAACTACATCGGTTGCCGTGGAGCTCGACTACTCGAGTCGAAGATAGAGTTGCGCTTTTGGGCTGAAGTGCATGATCTTCTGGACGAGCAGAAGCATCGGTATGGAATAGACTATATCGTATCGATAGAGGCATTCATGCTACAATACAATATCATATCCATTTCGGATGAAGCCATCCGAAAAAATTACTACCGATGGAAGAAGCAGCTCAGACCCAAGGCTGAGACGCGGGGGTATAAAAAACGCTGATATAGCGTATCTTTTTGTCTCGTGATGTGGAATGGTACGGAATAACGCAGAATATGAATAGAGAGTTTTGTAACAATATCGGAGTTATTGTCTTGGACGAAAGCTCCGCAAAATCGTTGGAAGCTATGCTTTCTTCGGTAACGTTTGTCAACTTTCCCTATGAGTTTGACACAGATGATTTTACGATACAAGAGACCGTAAATAAAGGAGATCACGGTATTCGATATGAGATCGACAAACAGATTATCATAGAAATGCCGGACCGTAATCTCTTGCAAAAGTTCGGTATTACCAGACGTTGCATCGTGCGTATTAAGGATGCTTCAGGCAGACAATATATAATAGGGTCTGCGCAGTTCCCGGCACAAGTACGTATTCTCCCAGGCATAAATAAGGCTGTTTTATACCTCAAATCAGCTTCTATTTCCTCCGTATTTATTTGATTAAAGTCCTTTAGCACCGCTTGTTATGCGTCTACATTCGCATCATAACAAGCGCGTATGTTAATAGACCTTACTAAAATATCGAAGGAATCTCTCGACTTGGTGCTTAACCCTCTTGGGTGGCTTATCAACGTCGGAGAGTTCCATTCCGCCTTGGCAGACGTCTTGCTGCCAAAGAGCGCAGATTACTCCTACGTGAATGAATGTGCAAAGAAAGCGGAGGAGTTGTCGAAGAATATCCAAGGTGTCAGTGTCGTGTCGGGAGGTAATCTCGGTAGTCCTGATATTCCTGAAGGATCTGTTGCTTATCACCGTGTGTTCGGACTTGTGCGAGCCGATTATCCATACGATTACTACTTCTCAAGTAAGACTATGGCCAAGAATCTTGCCATCGCTGACAACAACCCCAACATCGGTGCTCACTTCATACACCTCTCTTCTGGTGGTGGAGAAGCATGGTATCTCGATCGTCTTTTCTCAGCTCTTACCGAAATGGAGAAGCCCGTCTTCGCTCATGTGGAGAAAGTCTGTGCTTCAGCAGCCTATTATATAGGTTGTACTGCTCAGAAGATAGCTGCAGAGACTCCTAACTGTACCATCGGTTCCATTGGAGTCATGTGTCAGTTCACCAACTGGCGTGGTCTGATGGAAAAACTTGGCCTCAAGGATGTGCAACTATATGCCGAAGGAAGTGACCTCAAGAACAAGAAGATCCTCGATGCTCTCTACAATGAGAAGCCTGAGGAGTTTATCAAAACAGAGCTGAACCCGATAAGAGACCAGTTCGTAGGAGCAGTACGTGCTGCACGTCCGTCTCTTGCCGATTTGGATGACGACCATCCTGCTATGCGAGGAGAAGACTACCGAGCCGAAGAGGCTTTGTCGGTAGGTCTTATCGATGCCATCCAACCTTTCGAACAAACGCTCCTCGAGGCACACCGTGCCGGCTTGGACTATATCGAGTCTGTTAATACACGAACGACCGCACTCAATCTTTACAACCAATAGAATATGAACTTTAAAGAGATGATGAACGCGATTCTGATCGCGTTAGGCCTTGTCAGTAAGGCAAGAGCCAATCAGCTTACTCCGGACGACTGGGCTAAAATCCAGACTGAGTTTATGAGTAGGTACAAGATCGATCTGTCTGCTGCCGTCGAGGAAGCCAAGAAGGCCAGCCAGCTCGAGGACGAACGAAATGCGGCATTGGCTATTATCAATGCTTCTGCTCCATCCGCTGCCTCTGCACCCTCTACGGAACCATCTGCAGAGCCCACTGCGGAACCTTCTAACTCTACAGGAGATCCCGCCTCTGAAGCTAACCTCATCGAAGAGGTTAAGAAGATGACCTCTCTCATCGGAACACAAAACATGACAATCGCTGAGCTGAAAAGCCAGATCGCCAAGATGGCATCTGCAGCAGCTCCTGATCTGCCTATGAATGCTGTGCAGCAGCCACTGTCTGCATTCGGACCCGGCACGACTGAAAAGTTTCTTTTCGGGATTGAGAACCCCGTCTTCTCCATGGACAGACGTTGGAACCGTATCGCAGTCAATCGGGGATACGCGGCCATGCATCCAGTGGACGAAGAGAAAGACGGTGCTGCTTTCCGATCTGCTGTCAGCGATTATGGCAGGAGCCTGTCTGCTCGTTTCGCGTTTTTGGAGGCAGAAGGTATGCTGAATCCCGAGAAGCTCGCTTCAGGAGAGTTCAGCACGAATACCTCTAACCTCTCGAATGCAAAGCTGGGAGACCAGTATGTTGTGATTCGTCAAGATCGACTGATCGCGCACGTTCTTCAGCGTGTAGATGTAAGAAACATCTTCCCCGTACACTCCAATGTACAAGACCGCGAGTTGATGACCAACGCTTTCTTCAGCGAAATCTCTCAGGCTTGGCAGCCCGGACGAGTTTTCAAGGGGGATATGAAGCTCGAGCCTGAAATGGGTTATGTGGATGACTCAATGGCCAAGGTCTTCTTCCCGCAGATGAAGGAACTGGAGCGTCTCTACATCGGATACCTGAACACGAACGGATCTGATCCCATCAAGTGGTCGATGATCGAGTGGATGTTGGTAAACATCTTTGTACAGATGATGTCGGAACAAAACCACCGACACATGATGGGTATCTTCATCAAGCCGACAGAAGGTGTCCCCGGACACTATCTGCATGCCGGAACTGGTATTGTCTATACGCTGATGCGTTACGTGAACGAGAACAAGCTCTGCCCGCTTGTGCATCCTGCGTATAACAGTTACACCGAAACGACAATGCTCGATGCTGTTATCGAGTTTGCCAAGGAGGTGCAGACCGTGTTGGATGTAGATCAGAAGATCTCTGATTACACGATCTACCTCAACGACCGTCACAAACCTTGGTGGGCTGCTTGTATTCGTGCTAAGTATCATCTCGATACGGACTTCTCCGGTGTAGGCGGCTTGATGAACAATGTGCCCGACACAGCTCTCTCAATCCAGTGGGTTCCGAACATGGACAACCTTACCTTCATGTTCGTGCAGCAGCCGGGCAATATCGAGTTGCTCGAGAACGTACCTGGTGAGATGCTTGCCATGCGCATGAAAGACGATATGGAGGCTGTTCTTGCGTGGTCAGTTTGGAAGGAGGGTGCGTCTGCATCTTACGTTGGTGCTCCTTTCTCAAATTACAAAGACCTCAAGGCAAACGAATTCAACCTGCAGCGCGTATTCATCAACTGGCCTGCTCTGTCTCTTGAAGAGAATGCAACAAAGGCTGACGGATCTAAGGGCTTCCTCTTTATGATCGGACAGAATACCGGACCAACGGCTCTCACTGATATCGAAAAAGCACGCAAGGGTGTCGCCTACATCTTGAGATGTGGGGAACATACAAGCAATGCTACGACAGTGGCCAAGTCAGGTAAGTTCGCTAACATCACTGGTGCGTTCGCACCTAAGAAAGAGGGTGACTACCTGATGGTGGTTCTCAACGATGAAGGAACGGGATTCTTGGAGTTGGAACGTTGTGAAAATGAAAAGAGAACGATCAATCAGAAACTTCAACCGAACGTTCCCGGAGGTCGCTAACAATCATGATCGGAGGAGAGAGCAGCACGCTCTCTCCGATCCGATCTTAATACCTATCATATTATGAAGAAGAATAAAATCAAAAAGTATGCGATAGCTCTGCTGGGCATTATCGCGTTGTTGTTCATCGGTGCGATGATGCAGGCTCAAGGTGTCTTCGGAGACCTGTTTGCTTCTGGTTCGGTATTGACTGCCGGAGCCATCGTTCCAATGGCAGACATTGAAGACGTAGGCGACATCGACGTAGCCGGAGAGAGCCTTTCGTATCGTATCCGGTTGATTCGTGTTGAGGATATCGATACTTCAAAGAAGTTCGTTTCTGATGAGTCTAAGCCTGGTGCTATTAAACAAATACCTCTGAAAGATGGAGCAAAGATTTCTTCTTTACACTGCCATACTTTGCCTGAATTTACCTCAAAAGGCAGCAAGGGGGATATTACGGTATCCGGAGAGAGCACTGTCACAGCCGTTATTGGTGGTTTCCGTGAAGAGACTCTTCGCTTCCTCGAAGAGTACGTTGGTCGTAAGTTCTTGCTGATCATCGAAGAGTGTGGAGCTGAAGAGAAGGCCTATTTGGTCGGCACGAAGTGCAAGCCAATGGTCTTGACAGAATTTGACAACCGGAACAACAAAGACAGTCGCAGCTGCTCTATCACGTTCAAGAGCAATAGTATTTACCAGCCGATCCGGTACACGGGCGGCGAAACGAATGGAGCAGGATAATATGTACACGTTCAAAGACAAAGCTGTACACGTTGCTGCCCTGCAGCGTGAGCGATTTGCAGAAGTCGATCTTCGTATCCTGCAAGATGTTGCCCCTTCTCATCCGGAAGCACAAGGAGTGCGACCTCCATCTACTCGACACAACGTGATCCTGCATGCTCTTTTGGATGTAGTGACACGAGAGGAGATCGAGAATAGGCGAGAAGAAATCCTCAATCCGAAGCCTAAGACTGATCCTGATGCCTCAAAAGGTAAAGGCGGAAAGAAGGATCCTGTTCTTCCTGCCGATCCTAATGCCTCAAAAGGTAAAGACAATCCGTCTACTGCTGATGTAGCTGCACAAGTTAATGACATCGCCAGCCAAGCCGACAATCTCCAAGAGCGTGTCGATGAGCTTGAGGGACAAGTGTCAGACCTCGCAGGAGAATTAGATGAGGAAAAAAAAAGCGAGCCACAAGCTCCAAAAGGCAAAAAGAAGAAGAGTACCCGTTGATTCAATGGCAAGAGCTGAGCAATCCTGATGTTCAGCTTGCCACCATACTGTATAACTCCCGCATCAACGATTACCGTCTGATGCGGGAGTTGTCAGATAGGATCGACAATTCTCGTACTCCTTCAGAAGACGACATCATTGCTCTTGCCGAAACGCGGATTCGACAGAATCTTGCTTTTGATGAATTGAAGAGCTATAATCTGACAGGGAGATTCCTATGCAAGCATCCGCTTGTAGTACACAGATCAGAGTATCGAGACTTGGAATTGCTGCGTAAGAGTAATCCATCTGCATTCCTCAACGAATACTCCAAATGCGCGAAGAACGTGCAGCGATATAAGGGGTATATCAAAGACCCGAAAAAAGCAAAAGAGAAAGAAAACAATGAACGACTCCTCGAAAAGCACATGGGGAGGATAGACGTATTCAATAAAATCTTATCAGATGAGAACGATAACAGTATATAACCTTGGTAATCTGCCTACGGCCGATGTGGCAGAGTTTATCGATCTTCAGGAAGACTTCAAAAAACCTGACGAGGCTAAGCTGAAGAACCTTCAGATGATCATCATCGAGCGAGGGTTTAAGTATGCCTTCACGGTATGGGAGTCTCCGGACGGAAAACGATATATCATCGACGCCCACCAACGTAAGGCTGCGCTATTGGAGTTGAGACGTAGGGGATGGGAGATACCGCCTATTCCTTTCCAGCCGATACAGGCAGAAACAAAGAAAGAGGCCGTCGAAGAGATAGCTGCTTTCAACTCTTCGTTTGGAACGATGAATCCGGACTCTCTCTTGTTTGAGAGATATCAGATCGATGAAGCAACGCTCAGCTCCTTTAGCCTTCCATTCGAACCTATTGCATTCGAGTCTGTCGATGTAGCCCCGGCAATGGACTATGGCGTTGTCAGCAACACAGATGATACAGATGACTTGGTAGAAGAGGAGGTCGATGTACCTGCCGATTCTGAGACAGTCAGCAAGACAGGAGATGTTTGGTTACTCGGAGATCACAAACTGATATGTGGAGACTGTCAGTCTAAGCGAGTGATAGATGCACTTATGCAAGGAGCAAAGGCCGATCTCTGTGTGACAGATCCTCCCTATAACGTCTCCTATGTGGGAGAAACAGAGGATATGATGACGATCGAAAACGACAGTATGTCCTCAGACGAGTTCCTGTCTTTCTTGCGTCAGGTATTCAAATCTATCAAAGACGTAATGAAACCTGGTGCCGGCATATACGTGTTCCATGCAGATACGGAAGGATCCAACTTCCGAAGAGCATTCGTCGAAGCCGGCTTTAAGTTCGCACAATGCTGCATATGGATGAAGAGCTCTTTTGCCATGGGGCGTCAAGACTATCAGTGGCAGCATGAACCGATATTGTACGGATGGAATCCCGGCGCAGCACATAACTGGTATTCCGATCGCCGACAGACCACCATCTGGCAATTCGACAGACCGCAGCGCAATGCCATCCATCCTACGATGAAGCCCATACCGCTCATCTGTTACCCGATACAGAATTCTTCCAAGGCAAGAGATATCGTCATCGACTTCTTCAGTGGCAGTGGATCCACACTCATTGCCTGCGAGAAGACAGATCGTATCGGTCGTGCGATTGAGATTGACCCCAAATATGTCGATGCCTCCGTACGTCGTTATCGACAGCTATTCCCCAACAACACAATAACCCTGATACGAGATGGAAAAGAAATCCAATTCTCTGAAACAGGATTATAGTCCAAAAGTCCGCACATTCGGTTCTCTCGGGTATTCGCCCGAGAGAATTGCGGACTTGCTCAACCTAAAAGGCCTCGAGCGTTCTCAGTTCCTGATATGCATAAGCACTCATGGAGACCCGCTTAACCTTGCATACAGGAACGGAGAAGTTATCGGAGAGTGGAACATTGATGCGGCTCTGTCCAAGCAAGCAGAGACTGGAGATGTGGATTCGATCAAGCTGAGAAACGATAGAATACTCGAGCGTAAGATCGCAGATCTGAAAAGAGAAAAATTCGGATTATGACGATTATAGAGCAGCTTGAGAAGCTACATCCTGATATTGTAGAGTCCTTCCTCCTGACAGGAAAGTCTGCAGCGATGACACCTGATGTGCAGATTTTTGTTCGGCAGATACAATGGGCTGCAGAGATATACGACTATGAGCGTAATATCTCCCGTGCGGCAAAGAAACTGCGCCTACGTATTTTGTCCGAGCAGAATATAGTCGTGGACGTGCGCACTTGCAAGTCGCGCGTTTATACTGCCATATCTTACTTCTCGATCGACAACAATGTGGCGACGAAGATATGGGAGAGCGACTTTGCCGACAAGTACGAAGACCTTGCATCTATAGCGATTGCTTCAGGAGATGTCAAAACGGGTATGCGATGCTACGACTCTGCACGCGAATGCCGTGTACGTGCTTCAGAAGCTGCCAACCGTGAGAGTGCGTGGGCTCCGGTATTCATCATCTCCCCCGACGTGAGTCTTACTCAACTCGGATTCGAGAAGAAGAACCTCAAGGAGATTGCTCGCAAGTCCAACGATGGTTTCTATGCACGATTCTTGGAAGACTTGCCTATTGACAAGACGGACAAGATACGCCTTCTCAATGATGCCAATATCGAAGATGTAACCTTTGAAGAAATCGACACAGAATGAAAATAGAGAAACGAGATAAAATAGAATCTCCGTCTCTGCAAGAGGATATCCGTGAAGGGTATTATATGAACCTCATGCAGATCCGCGCCAACCTCATCGATGCGAATGTGCAGATCATGGAAGTCGCGCGTGCAGGAGGTAAGACTGAAGGTGTTTTTGGACCCAGAATCATCAAGGTGGCGAACTCAATGCCTGGCGAGTTGGGGTTCCTCGTCCATAAGACTTATGCTGCATTGCTCACGAACATCTGGCCAAACATACAAGCATGGTTCAGCCGACCCATACATGATGGTCGCAGATCTATGCTCGAGTACGGAGTAGACTATATCGTCGGAGAAAGTAAGATCCCCGGACATTTCCAACGTCCACGTTATCCGATAGTCTATCCTAAGCACAGCATACTGTTCAGGAATGGCTTTCATATTCAGCTGGTGTCAAGTGATCAGCCTGAATCTGTTGCAGGTCGTTCCGGTGTCCATGCCTTCATCGAGGAGATGAAGCACCAGAAAGGAGAGAAGCTGAAGACGCGTCTGTTCCCTTCACTTCGTGGATCCGACTTGCGCGCCCGCCAGTCTCCATATTACCAAGGCATCACCGGAGTATCGGATACTGCACGCGTCGATTTGGGAGAAGATAACTGGTTCGAAGAGTATGAACGCAATATGAATAAGGAGCTTGTAAACGAGATTGCCACGGTATCATATCGTGTCAATGAGCTCATGTTCAAACAGAGCGAAATAGAAACCTCGAACAAGGCAGAGAAAAATCCGATTGTTCAAGAGGCTGTTCGCCTCGAGCTCGAGAAGATCCATCGCGCGTTGGCGAAGTGGATACCACGACTGTCGGAAATGCGGCGCAATGCCACGTATTACGCACGAGCTTCGTCGTTCGTTAATAAGGATATTCTCGGTCCAAAATTCTTCAAGACGCAGCGTGAATCCCTTGATATAGACGAGTTCCTAACAGCTATCTGTGCAATTCGCCGGCGCGCTGTCGTCGATAGATTCTTCGCTGCTTATGAGCCGTCTAAACACCAGTTCTCTGACAGTCTCAAGTATAACGAGATATTGAAGATCGATTTGAAGGATCATTTCGAGCTCAATGCCTCTCATTTGAAATACTATGATCCGGATCGTGAGCTGCTCCTTGGATATGACCCCGGGGCTTTTGCGTCCTTAGTTGTCGGTCAAGAGAATGAGAACGAGGACACGATGCGACTTATCAAAGAGTTCTATACCATCGCTCCGCAGGGGCAAGTCGAAATGGCTGCTGCTTTCTATCGTTTCTTCGGTTCATTCGCAAAGAAGAAACGACTATTGCTTTACTTCGACCGTGCAGCAAATAAGCGTCGAGAAGATTCAGAACAGATTACCACTGATGCAAAGCTCCTCCAGCGCGAATTGGAAAGCTATGGTTTTGATGTCGAACTCATGGACGAAGGGCGCGCGACGATATACCACTGGCAGCAATACAAACTTTTGCTGTACATATTCAGCAAAAACAATTCAATGCCTCGTGTGCTAATCGATGAGGTGATGTGCGAGAATCTGTGCAGTGCCATCATGCTATCACCAAAGAAGATGACCGATGGAAGAATAGAGCTTGACAAGTCAAGCGAGCGAAAAGTGCAGCTAAGGCACCAAGCCGGACTAACAACGCAGCTGCCGTCCGCCCTTATATACCTCTTATTTGGACGTTATTCGGGACTAATGCCATCGGAATACAGCCAATTACCAGACGATTTACCTTCAAATGTCGTGGTATAGCCTCACCGTTTTACCACAATAATTGCCCGCGGACGCTACAAAATACATACCGTTTGACAACGAAAAAAGTATCAACAATTTGTAACCCAGTCGTTTAATGTTCCCAGATAAGGAAGAGAAAAAAATAAACGCTTTTATTCTCCACGTCCCGCTAAGGAGAGCGGTTAGGTCGCAATGCGCCCCTTGAGGCGGGAAATGTGACGGAGGGGGGGGTAGTGTCCTTTACAAGCGCTCTTAATCCGGTTAGTTTCGCAACGTGGAAAGACTAAAAGGTGTACGCGCCCTTGAGTGGGCGAGGGAGATATCGAAGGTGCCAGAGGGTTGCTTCACCATCGCATTCTATACATACAATCGTAAGAAGCGTATGGCGGGGACAACTCTTCGTGTCTTGGATGGTTGTAAGGCTCGCAAGGCTCTTCCGGATGATATATTCTCTGTGGGGAGTGACAACTATTTCCTCTTCAGGGATAAGAATGGTAACAATAAGATGTGCTACAAAATATTGATCCGTTACATGGGATTCCCCCACGATGGATTTACACTCAGAAAAATAGAATGGACATGATACAATCGATTGGTCGCTTCGGCGTGTATAGTGGAGAAGGAGATGTTATTGCATTCTCTATAGATGGGCTTGACGATCCTCTGTTCTCAGATACTCGCCGACCAGAAGGTGTTAAGTCGGATATATATAAAAGAGTAGGAGAATATCGACTGTTATGCAGAGGCAACGACGATCGCTCTTGCGAGGAGATAGAAGCTGCTCTCAAGGCAAACCGCTTGATGCCATCCCTAATAAACAAACAGGTAAGACTCTTATACGGACGCGGTCCGCGTATCTATATACAATCTGTCGAAGATGGACAGGAAGATGATGGTATCAATAAGAACTGGGTATCTGAACCCACAATAAAAAAATGGCTCGAGAGTTGGCAGGAGAATGGGATCGATATGTCCTACACCGATTTTGCTGCAGCTTGTATAAAGTCTTTCTATTTCTTCAGAGACTTCTTCGTCAAGTGGAGAATGTCCTTATCTCCAGGAGTAGGGGGAGCCGTCCCAGTTGCAGGTCTTGAATTTGTTGACAATAGGCTTTGCCGGTTGGGTACTACCAAGCCTGAGGCAGATCGAAGTCCAACCTCATATTCTGATTTCTCTGTAGTGTCTTATGGAGACTTCCGTCAGTCTTCTAATTCATATAAACTATACCCATTGTTTCGACTTAGAGAGGTTGGTAAATATAAGTTCGCTGCCATATCCCATCATAGGGAGAGTAGCCCCGGGGAAGTATATGGTCTAAACGAAGTCTACGAGGGAATAAAGTCTTTCCTCAAGACGAGTAATGATCTGCCGATTTACATTGGCAGCTTTTTGGAAAATGCACTTGCAGCCAAGGTTCACGTCATCATACCCAACGCATGGGTTAAGTCTAAGGAGGCTCAGATAAAGGCTCTTTGTAAAGAGAATGAAAAGAGGGTAAAGGCAGGAAACACCGCTCTGCCTTTTGAAGGCATCAATATTGGTACGGAGTATAAGGAGTCGGATCTGGCCACACTGGTGCAGAATCAGCTGCGACAGATCTCCAGGTTCCTGTCCGGATCCCGTAACCAAGGTAAGGCCTTCAGCTCTTACTCATTTGTGGATCCTTCCGGTAACGAACAAAGATGGAAGATCGAAGAGATCGACCTCAAGTATAAGGAGTATATCGAAGCCTTGGATTCTCACGACAAACGCATCGACGAGGTGCTTGTATCATCCGTCGGACTTGATTCATCAATTTCTGCTATCAGCAAACCCGGTATGATATCGAAGAGTGGATCCGACACTTATTACAATCTCCTGCTGTACCTCATGACTCTGACTATAGATGATGAGAAGTGCTGTGAGCCATTCAATCTTGCCATCAAGGTCAATTTCCCCGACCTGTATGAAAAGGGGTATCGTATCGGTTTCTTCCGCCCCATTCCCGCCAAGCAGTCGGAGGTAAGTCCGACAAATCGTTTGTCAAATCAAGCAACAGAGTAGTATGGATATAAAAAGTCTTTTCGCTGATATTGCAGCCTTGCGTCGATATGCTCCTGGCATCAGTGCCGGCATCTCCCTTCATGATCTGCAGGGGATGCTTCTTTTGGCTGAGAAGCAGGTGATCGGAATCGTTGGTATGCCTTTGATGGAGCAGCTGCTTGTGGCAGAAGAATCGACTCGTGAAGGTCAGGCTCTCCGTTCGGCTTTTGCCAATTTGCTATTGCTGAAGACGATCACGTTTGAATCGGTGAACAAACGTGTTACAGGAGAAAAAGACTTGTATCGATATGAGGTCGAAGCGATGCGACGCGAATACACTGACAACTACTTCAATTCGATGGATACGATCTTGTCCGTCGTCAGCACTGACGAAAAATATTCATCTAATTGGAAAAAGAGCAGATGGGCTTCTCTGCTGGAGCTCGTACGCATTACAACTTGTTCCGACTTTGACAGTCTGTATCCAATAGACCTGTCGTATCTGTTCTTCTTCAGAACACTACCTTTCCAACGTGAGGCTCTGCTTGAGTATGGATATATATTCGACAAGATCGAATCAAAAGAAAACGAGGATCCAGAAGTCATTAACTATAAAGAGTTGACCATGCGCGCCACGCTTGCGCTGGCAAAGGTTGTTATCGCACTTGCCTTAGAGCGTCTTGACATTACCGAATTGCCATTGACTATTCGGAACCTCTTCGTCGAACAAAAATCTTCAAGAGGTGGAGCGGATCCGTCTACATCGACAGCTGCCATGGCAGCACGCTTGCGCTCTGAGGCGTTAGTCGATTTCTCGGCTGTTTCCATTGCCTTAGAGGATCGTTCCTATCAGAGCGGAGGAGGCATTTGTTCAACCAAAGATGATAAGATCGTACTGATGCCATGAATGCCAAGGAGATATTCTTTGAGACTCCGTCAGGATCTTATCGCATCCCCAATAGATGGTCGCTTCTCAACGGCCATCAGTTCTTGATGGTACTCGACCTCATTGACCTGTGGCATGAAGGAGTGTTAAGCCCTATTGCTGTACAAGCCCAATACGTATGTATGTATTTGGGTCTTGATCACAACAAAATCGACAAAGAGGATGGTATGCAGAATCTGTATGCCATTTCATCCGCAATCGATTTCATATTTGAATACGATAAGGGGACAGACGAATACCGCTTACGACAGCCGTTGTTTGCGGTTCAGAAATTTCCGTCTATCAAGATTGCCGGCAGATCTTTTTCAGGGTATGACGTCTGCACATCAGGAGGGATGCTTTCAGTCGGAATCGAAGCTCTGCCGTTTATTGATGCATTGCAGTTGCTTGGTGATGGTAGTCAAGAATCGATCCTCCGACTCGTCCTCTTGCTATATCAAGGCGGATGGTGTTCAGAAATAGAGATTCACAAGCTGTCGGAGACGTTGTTTCCTCAAGTATTAGCTGTCGAATGGCGCGTAATTCGCGCAGTTGCATTCCAATTTTCCGCCTTGGCGTCTTACATCTTTCGCTTACCGCGCTACTCAGTATTGCGCAATTCTAACAATCAGAGTAAGGCCTCTGCGGAGTATAGCATTGGTATGGAATCCTCTCTTTACCATTTGTGCGCAGATGGTATCGGTACTGCTGACGAGGTAGAGCGTCTTCCTATTCTGCAGTATCTCAATCTGATCCGACAGAAGCTCATCGAAGGTGTACGCTCTATGCGTGAGATGGGGTTGGAAATGTCAGATATCTCTGAGAAAACACATATCGATATCCTTACTGTAGCAAAGATTCTGCAATGACACATGGAGCTCTATTCGCCGGACTCAATATTTTTGGACTCGCATTTCGACAGTTGGGAGTCAAGACGCTGTGGAGCTCCGAGAACGACCAATTCTGTGTCGATCTTCTAAAAAAAAACTTTCCTGAGACCTTGCAATATGGAGACATCCGAACAATTGACAGCCTGCCATACGTCGACATCATTTCCGGAGGATTCCCATGTCAGGATATTTCCGGAGCCGGACCCAAATACGGCATACGGGGATCTCGCTCCTCTCTATGGTTCGAAATGTCCAGAATTTCGTCCCAAACACATCCAAGATATATCATCGTTGAGAACTCCCCAATGCTCGTCAAGCGAGGACTCGAATACGTATTGTATGACCTTGCCCAAATCGGGTATGATGCAGAGTGGTGCTGTCTTCGAGCTTCCGATTTCGGTTATCCGCACAAGAGAGAGAGGCTCTTTCTCGTTGCTTACCCCGACAGCTTCCGACGCATTGCGCAAGCGCATCAAGCTCGAGTCTTTAGCCAAGCGATACCAGAAGCATCCGAACGGCAACTTATCCGAGCAGTTGGCAGGGAAATACGGAATAAGGCTAACAGCACAATTCTGCGAAATGATGATGGGACTCCCTTTGTCGTGGACAGAATTAAAGCGTTAGGCAATGCTATTGTTTACGATGCTGCTGAGTATGTAGCTCGTTGCGTCCTATCATTCGATTCAATTATCTCCTCAAACTATAATCGCTATGTTCACTGAAATACTTCGATATTTTGCCAAATTCAGCACCCGAGAAGGTGTGCTGAAAAACTTCTCTACCGGTACAAGCCAAATAGCAGGATATGACCAATTGCGTGAGGATCTGTCCTCATTACAATATCTCGATCTTGTGCCAGAATTCATATTTAGCCCTCATCTTGACAAGGTTCGTTCGCGCGTCAGTGGCATCCTGTCCTCTCTTTATTTATTCGTCGATTACGGAGAGATTTCGCATGAAATTTCCAGCCCTGGACAATACAGTGATGAGATTGCCTTGGCCGTAACGGTAGCTTACCCGTCGCGCGACTCCTCTGCCGACTCGATGGAGCAGCTGCTGTTGATGGAAGACTGCCTCAAGCGTCTTGTCAGTATTCGTAATGAGATTCTTTCCATACGTTGCAATGCAGATCCGTTCTACAAAGGCATTGTACGATCTCACCAGATTATACCATTCGAAGCCCCCGAACTATCTTCTGTAGGGTGGACGATGACATTCTCCAGGCAAGGATTCGACAGCTTACGAGCCAAGCCGGTTTGATCACATTTGATTACGCCTCGTAAACTATCTTAATGCTCTGAAAATAAGCGCATTAAGCGGTGTATTTGTTATTTTTGCGGTACCAAGTTTTTTGTAAAACCCAAACAACCACAAAAATGAAACGAAATGTATTGCTCCTCTTAGCCTGCATGGCGGTGTTGGTCTCTTGTGCTAAGTCTCCGCAACAGATTGCAGAACAAAAAGTAAAAGAATTCATGTCTGAGGCTTTGAAAGACCCCAGTTCGTATGAGCCAGTGTCTTTCTCTCCGATTGATACGATTTTCACTCACTTCGAGGACACACAAATCTCCAAAGATTTTTCAGGTGCAGAGTACGACATCGAATACTGGATGCGCAGAAGAGATTCGAAAGAATTCAAAGAGAATTATCCTGATGCTTCCGTAGAAGACAGCATTGCGAAGTACATTTCCTTGTCAAAGTCTCTCGAACAAGATTATTATGATGCGAAGAATTCTTTTAAGCAAGAGATTAGTCAGTTTTATGTAGAGCACATATATCGTGCGAAGAATGGATTCGGAGCTCTTGATAAAGATCGAATTGTAATCTATTTCAATAAAGACTTTGAGATAGTAGGAACCAATAAATAAGTCTCATTTATTTTATGAAGTCCCGCCCAGGAATCATATCCTGAGCGGGATTTTTTGTCTAATCGCTTGCTATTTCGAGAAGAAACCATATATTTGCAGTGTTATCAATCATTGGTTGGCGGGAGTAATGACCTGCCTCTTTTGTGGCAGGTACTTTTATACCCAACACAGACATAACGCATTGCGGTATCGCACCCCCGTTGCTTTTGGTTAATGCCGGAGCAAGCCAGCCAAGGTTGATAACAGCGGGTCAGGCGATGCCGCTTTTTTTGTCGCCTACAATGTTATCGAATATGGCAAATACAAGAATCGCACTGAAGAAGGGCACTTACCCGGCACATGTGCCGGCACAATCCGAAGCATCTGTAAAGAGATGTAAAAGAGCGACAGACGAAATCATCTCGAAACTACAAAATGTATTGACCGAGTTCTTTTCTATAGAAGGTCTTGAGTCATACAATGTTGACACTATAACCTTCGATGATGATATTACATTGCGTGTTGTAGGTAATGCAGCAAGTATGGATGTTCGCATCGTATCTTTGTTTTAAGAAGGAGGAGTATTATGACCGAATTGGAAGTATACATAGAAGCAATCAGAAAGCGGTTCCGTCCTGCTACTGAGGATACAGCAACCCACTTCTTTACTACCGAAGAAGTGGAGTCCGCCATACGATCGCAAAACCCAGCCATCGATGGTCTTAATCGTGATGTCGTCCATGATGCCCTTCTTGAGGCAGGTTTTAGACTTGGTACGCTGAAGGGCACGCAGAGCATCTCCTTTCGTTGGATGATGATGGAAGAATAGCCCTACAAAAATCTTTATATGCAGCCCCCGAATGGATCCTTTCCGTTCGGGGGCTGTCCTTTTGTCGGCTACGTATGCGTGTCATATTTGTGACATGATTACAGACGACATGATCAAGACCGAATTCATCGGCACAGTGGTGAGAGCCGGTCTCAAGAAGATATATCAAGAGCAGGAAGCTGTTCTTGCCGCCAATCTTCCTGAGCTCGGAGATCGATATAAGCTCAGCCGTATGCCTCAAGAGCTCGAAGGCAAGAAGTTCGGCATTCGTGTATTGATATACTTACGATTCTTGGACATAAAATATCGCAAGGGTACAGGTTTGCGAAAGGCTTCCGGACTTGCTCTGTACAATCGTGTGATATGGGGCGTCTTATACCATGAGACGCTTCCCAAGTTGCGCTATGGATTTACGGAGGATATCAAGAATAAGATCACTGCCGATCTCATGGAAAAAAACAAGTAGGCATGGCAAAAGGAAAACTGTCAGAAGACCAAATCAAATGGGTGCTCTCTGTCGAGAGTACTGCTGCGCAGCAAGAGATACACAAGCTGACGCAGGAAAACAAGGAGCTCGCAAAGGAGCAGCGAGAACTTCGGAAGCGTATGACGGAGCTTGTGGAAGCAGGCAAGAAGAACAGCGAAGAATACGATCGTCTTACGGTTGCTCTCAACGAGAATAAAAAAGCAGCCGAGCAGAACAAGACAATGCAGAGTGAGCTGCTGAAGCAGGTCGATCTGTCGTCTATGTCGATGAACGAACTCAAGAAGCGAGCCAAGGAACTAAGAGAGCAGCTCGACGCTACAAGCCGTGCCGATAACGCTAAGGCGTGGGATGAGCAAAAAGCACAACTGGATGCTGTCAACTCCCAGATGTCGGCATTGAGGAAAGGATCTCAAAGTCTGATGTCTCAGTTGTCCTCTGTCCCCGGACCGGCAGGAATGGCAGCTCGAGGTATTTCGGGCGTGGCGCAAGCGGCCAAGCTGCTCCTCGCTAATCCGTTGGGTTTGTTCCTTACGGCCATAGTTGCTGCCTTCTATGCACTCAAGACGGCTATCGCCGGCAGTGATGAGGGGAGAACGAAGCTGCGGGGCTGGATGGATGCTTTTGCCGTTGCGCTCGACGCGGCAAAGAGAAATCTGACCGAGCTCGGAGCTATCCTGAAAAAAGTCTTCACGTTCGAGTGGGACAGCCTCGGCGAGAACGTTGATAACCTCAAGCAGATAAACGGCAACCTCATCGACAACATGAAGAACGCCTATGATGCTGCTATTGCAGAGGATGCGCTTAACGATGCAATCGCAAGAAATAACGATGTTACAGAGGTCAATAAATCTCGTATTGCCGAGTTGCGATTGATCTCTCGAGATGTAACCAAGTCCTACGAAGAGCGTAAAGCCGCCTCCAACGAACTGATGGAGCTGGAGAAGAAAAACTATGAGATGGCTGTCAGCAACACATCCAATCAGCTTGATATTTTCCTCGCCAAACATGGCGGACTCTCTGACGCGCTGAAGTCTTCATCGAAAGAGGAGTTTAAACGTATTGAAGAACACATGAAGTCAGTACGCGAGATGAAAGAGCTCACTTATAAAGAACGACTCGAGCTCGCCAATCTCGTCAATGACATTACCCGCAACACCGACCGTGCAACAGAAGAGGAAAAAGAAAAATTCCGAGCATTCTTCAGCGAACTTTCATCTATGCAAGAATCCTATTTCAAGGGTATCCGTCGCGACAAGATGGCCGAAGCGACGATGGAGGAGGAGCAACGACGAGAGCGTGAAGCTGCAGCTAAGAAAGGCATCGCGCAGGCGTTGTCAAATGCAGATGCAGCATTGACCAAGGAAACCAATCGACTGAAGGAACAGCTTGCATCTCGTCTCATCTCAAGAAAAGACTATGAACGTGCTGTCGAGAAACTGACGGCCGACTCTATCGCCAAGAAGCTGAAGATATCCGGCATCGAGCAATCGCAGCGTGTGCAGCTCGAGGGTCAGCTGCTTGATCTCAAGCTCAAGAGACAGGACGATGAGGCAAGAGAGTTTGGAGCTCATGAGAAGAATAAACTCGATATGCTTAAGAGCAGCTATGATACTGAGCTCAAGCTGTACAATGATACGGCAGAGGCTCTCCGTATCTCCTTGCACAAGCAGCGAGCTGAAGGTCTTATCACCGAAGGACAGATGAATGCTGCCATCAGCAGTATCGATAAGGACGCTGCCGAGCATCGCCTGCAGATCCAGCAGAATTATCATGATGATGTCCTGAATCTTGATATTCGCACGTTGGGTCTCAAAGAGAAGTATATCGAGGATGCCAATAGCCGAGTGCTTACCTCAGAGAAGGAGCTTGCCTCTGCCTTGTTGGAGGTACGTAAGCAGCTTGAGACAGCTGTGACAGACTATAAGCATCAGGCAGGACTTTCTTCTGTCGACGATGAACGACAAATGCGTATTGCCTCCCTCGAGGCTGCATATCAAGAACGTATTGCACTACTGAAGAGAGAACATCAGGATACACAGGAACTTGAGCAAGCACATCAAAAAGCTCTGGCAAAGATTGAATCAGAATACAATGTCTCCAAGGCTGCAGCACGTAAGTCCGTAGGCATTGCAACGCTCATGGATATGCTGTCTATTGAGCTTGAGGGGCTCAAGAAGGTGCACGAGCAGGGATTGATTAGCGAGCAAGAGTATCAGAAAGCTCGCAAAGCACTTATCATTAACATGTCTGCCGAAGTTGCCTCCTCGATGATCGCAAAAATCTCCGATTCGGTTAATGCACTGAAGGATGCAGAGTTGGCCGGTATCGATGCCAAATATGATGCCGAGCTGCAAGCGGCTCAGGGCAATCAGGAGAAGATGCGCGAGATCGAAGAAAAGAAGGAGGCGGAGAAGCTGTCGATCCAAAAGAAATATGCCGATGTACAGTTTGCCGTAAAAGTCTCAGAAATCATCGCCAACACGGCTGTCGCCATTATGCAGGCTTATGCACAGCTCGGGCCGATAGGTGGATCTGTTGCTGCTGCTCTACTGGCTGTTACCGGTGCTGCTCAGGTAGCCGTTGCCAATGCCGAGCGGCAGAAGGTAAAGAATGCTCAGCCCGGAGGAGGAGCCCAGCAGACAGGTGGTATGCCTATGCGCGTGGCCAGTGGGCGCGAAGCAGGCGGCTATATCGATGTCGAGCGTGAGCAGGACGGCAAGCGCTTCCGTGCCATGCATGAGCCACGCCGGCGCGGCTATGTAGATCGCCCGACGGTGATAGTCGGCGATGGTCCGGCTGGCAGAAGCAGGGAATGGGTGGCAGGCAACGATGCCCTGTCTAACCCCACTGTCGCTCCGATTATCCGCATGCTTGATGCCGCGCAGCTGAGCGGACAGATCCGCACGATCGATATGGAAGCCGTGCTGCGTAGTCGGTTAGTCGGGCACGAATCGGGTGGATATATCGATCGCTCGTCTTCCTCGCCCGCATCCTCCGGATTACATCCTCTGCCGAGCGGTGCATCCTCCGATCCGCGCATGGTACGAGCCTTGGAACGATTCGTCGACACCCTCGACCGAACAGGCAAGGAAGGTATCCGCGCCTCTGTGGTGTACAGCGATATGGAACGCAAGCGTAAAATAAAAGAGCGCAGCGAGGATGTTGCGCGTAAGAGATAGCCATGCAGATCAGACTTGTATCAGGGGAGGCTTTCGACCTCCCCACCGACTTTACGATTGACATCAGCCGTGTCAATCCTTTCTTCGCAGAGTACGGCGAGCACAGCATCCCCGTCACCCTGCCTCCCACACCGACCAATACGCGGCTGCTCGGCTTCCCGGGCGACATCGGAGTAGGCACGCAGCGCTCCAAATACGACGTCTCTCTCGAGGATGGCGCCTTCTTCTTCCCAGCCAAGATGGTGCTCCTGTCTGCAAACGCGGACGAAGGCTATGAGTGTAGCTTCGTACTCAATTTGGGCAAGCTATATGCCTCGATGCAGACCGACAAGCTCTCCAATGTCGTGGAGAAGCAATACACTCGTCTCGACTTCGGCACGGCTGAGGCGGCGATGCTCTATCTGGAGACGATCGCGCGGAAAGCGGAGATGTCGGACGATGACATCCTCGACGTATTCCCCGTTTTGTCGGATCGGCATATTCTCAATGAGTATGGGTATTCCACCCCGTCTCCGGGGTTTGTGTTCTCCGCCTGCAAGGAGCGGCATCTGCAGATCGACGGCGAGATGACTGTCATCCCTGCCACCTTCTTGCTCACTCCTTTCCTCCGACTGCGTCCGTTGCTCCTGCGCATATTCAGGCATTACGGCTATTCGGTCGCCGACTGGGGTGTCCTCGACGAGGCTCCATTCCGCGACCTCGTCTTGCTCAACAACAACTACGACTCCGTCGTCAACGGCTATGTCATCCCCCTGCAGCTGGCACCGGACTGTGACGTCGTCGAGCTGCTGTCGGCCGTGGAGGGTAAGTTTATGTCGCGCTGGGTGGCGGACGAATCGGCTTCGACGGTTCGCTTCGTCCGTTTCGATTCGCTGTTGGAGGCGGAGAACACGGATTTGTCCGCGCAGCTCGTCGGCGGCATTACTTACAGCTATCCGGCGAAGTACAAGCGTGTCGAGCTCAAGAGCTCATACGTGAAGCCCGTATTCCCTCAAGGCATCGATGCAGAGGGATATGAACAGATAGAAAATCTCAAGGAAGTCCTGCGCAAGCGCAAGGGGCTGTGCATGGACCCACGGACGGGTATATTGTATCGATACATGGTGATGCGCGATATGTATGGCAAGCTGCTGACCATCGGGTCTATCATCACTAACTACATCGACGAGCATAAAGACTACGAGGCGGAAGTAATCGACTGCGGCGACACCGTCCCGGCGATGCAGTTGCCTCTGTCGGCTCCGGCCTTTCAGCAGCTTGCTATTCCGCAGATCGGTGAGGGGCGTTGGCTCAACAGTTTCTGCCGGCTGTCAGACGGTAAGACATCCGCCGGCGAAGACAAGGGTACGCTGCCTATTATCTTAGCCATGCCCGTGTCGGGGCAGGGTGTCCTGCGACAAGGCGGACTGATCGATACTGCTACACAGCGGTCGCTCATCTACAACGGCAGCAATGGACTGTTCGATCGCTACTATCGTCGCTACGACGAGCTGCTCAAGCATGGACTTGTCGAGGCTGATGCACCGGTGCAGCTGCGCGGCATCGACAAGATGAACCTCTCGTCCGTCAAGCCGATTGTCATTGCCGGCAATCGCTATCTGCCCGAGTCGTTAGACTACAGCACGATGCCCGGAACGTCCTCCACGCTCAAGCTGCGCTCACTGGTGATGCGACAGCATTTGTCTGCCTCATCCGAATTCTATCTGTCGAGTGTGGAGTTCGGCGCCTCTGTCGATAAGTCGATGAACGATCTGCCGCGACACACATGGGCGATTGAGTTGAGATGGCAGTATTACGTTCATGAGACTCCGCCACATGGCGTCGTCTTCTATGATGACGATATGCCGGAGTGTGAAGCGATATATGGCAATGTGGGTGTCTCCGCTCCATCCACAGGCGACCAGTCTGCCGATCCATACCATTGGGGGCAGGCTTATCAACCCTTGTATGATGCGTTTAAGCAACGAGGCGACAGGGTTGTCGCAGCTCCTACTCCGGAGCAGATAGCCACCGGGAAGCCGTATGTCTATGCCTCCTCTTTGTATAATACAGGCCTTAATCCAATGCCGCAACCTATCCCCGGAGGGGGTGGCGGTCTGGACCCCATCGACCCGCCTCCTATTGCTACCGGCAAGTACTTCGTCATATACTTTTGCCTGCGCGCCAAGGAGTTGTAGGCTGTCCTTTGGTCTCCATGCTTGTCGGTGTTTTTTTGCAGTAAACATCAGCAAGCATGTATCGTATTATTCCATCGCAAATAACGCTTGGAGGCCTGCACTACTTGGAGAATATGCAGCCGCTGGAGGTGGAGACAGATGCCGACGTGCTGTCAGCCTCTGTCCTCATCGCTTCTGGCAATGAGACTGTGGCCTCTGTCCCGCTTCTCTATACGCCGGTTGGCGGACGTGTGAGTATTGATCTGTCGGACATCCTGCGCCCGTTCTTCTCTTTCAAGCAGGTACCGTCCGGTCAACGCTTCGTCAGGCAGACGCACATGATGCTGAGCGTCTCTGTCTCTTTCTTCGGGGAGTCTGTCCATAGCATTGCGATGAATGTTATCAGAGGAGGGATATCCGGCGTCGAAGGCAGTATAGACGAGTGGTGTCGTGCCAACGCCCTCTCTTGGCAGAGTCGTCGTAAGTACGTACTCTACAACCAGCCTGAGACGCTGACCCTCTATCTTAAGGCTAACGACACCGTCTCCTTTACAATTCATACACGCAAAGGGGAGAACCCTATCAAAGCCATTACCGGGCAATCTGTTATGGTGCCGAGCACGGGCATCTATACATTCGACGTAAGCCCTGCGGTGATGAGCCGTATTGCAGACATTGAGGATGGTGCCTACATCGCCTACTACGAGGTGCAGTCCTCCGAAGGAGCGGCTATGCAGTATGTGCTGGATGGTCCCAAATCGGAGGATGAGCGCTGGTTCTTCTGGGAAAATTCGCTTGGTGGCATGGACACGATCCGATGCTACGGAGAAGAAACACTGCTACTCAGCTCGGAAGACAAGACCATCTCTCGCGGCGATGTCACTGCCACCTACGAGGTGGAAGCACCTATGCGTTGGAAGCAGAATACAGGTAGCATCACGCTGCGCGAGCGCATGTGGCTGCTCGACTTCTTCCGTTCGCCATTCCGATACTGCTATCGGAATGGAGCCATACATCCTATTGTATTGGTAGAATCTTTCGGAGAGAGCCAGACCGGAGACAATATATATGACTACTCTTTCTCCTACGAATTGTCGGATCGCAAGCCCCCGTTTGATGTTGCGATCATAGAGTCTGTTCCCTCTTCTCTTGACCTGCCTACCTCTGCCCCTATAAATTTTACTTTACCCCCTCAGCCATCTGACTTTGCCCTCGTTGCACCGGGTGAGGGGGTATTCTTTGCCGCGTTCTCTGCAGGTGCATGGGGCGTTGTCGGATATAATCAGTTGATGTCTGCGCTGCAAGCAGGTCTCAAGGTGTATCTCGACAAACTGGTCAAAGACTATGTCGCTTGGTATTTGTCTCAGGAGCATGTGCAGTCCTCTTCTGCGACCTCCATACTTGCCCCTTTCCAGTCTCAACTGAAAGTCTTGCGTGTATCTGCTGACGAGCTGAAGAAAAATGCGTTGGTGGCAAGTATTGTCAAGACAGCTCTATTCGAGGCTGATCAGGCTGCACAGGCTGCTTTAGACGCTTTGCGAGACTACCTGAAAGAACATCACACCGTCGATGCTGATGCTCAGGAGAAGATCATGTTGCTCGAGGATGCGCTTACTTACTACGGGCGTGTCATATACATTGCTCAGAAGTCACTCACAGACAAGCTCACTGACCAGATGCTGCAGCAGCTGCACATCGTCAGCGAAGAAAACAACACTACGGCACTCGGCTACGCGAACGATGCTCAGCATGCAGCTATCGAGGCCTCGCAGCATCAACTGAGTGCCGCGACGATGATCCTTAGCACAGCTATCACTCATACTCAAAATCTTTCGGTTTTCGTGCGCTCCACGGAGGGCTTGCTGCTCCAGTCTGCACAGACTTCGACGCTGAGTGTCGGGGTCAGATTTAACGGCAAAGACATCACCTCGCAAGTGCTACAGATGGAGCCGACTGTCAACTTCGTTTGGCGTCGGCTGAGTAAGACAGGTGTCCACGACGGCATGACGGACGCAGAGTGGGATGCATATGCGTTCGGCAGGCATGAGATCGTGATCAAACGCGCACTGAACGATCAGTTGCGCTTTTGGCTTGAGACCTCTGAGGACGACGATGAAAGGATCATAGAACAATTCAAACACAAGACTAAGATATGAAGTCGGAAATCATTATTGTACAGTCCATCAAGGACGGGGCAGGGCTGTTTCTGTCCGCGACCTCTTTGGCTAAGTCGAAGATAAAGGAGTTGGAGTCTTCTACTCTGACGAATAAAACAGCACTTATAAATGCCATCAACTCTGCGCTTACGACTATCCAGACGCAGGATGCAAACAATCAAATAGATTACAGCAATCCGAATGCGGCCGTGATCGTCGCATTTAACTCTTCATTAGAGTCTGCTTCTTCTGCACTCGAGGTAGACAAGAAGAATAAAATTTCTAATCTGCAAGCATCTCATACGACCTTGGAGGGCAAGGTGACTACAGCTGAAACGAAGATAAAGGGTTTTGAAAGTTTCAAGCAGGCGCAAGAGACGACTAATGCGGGTGTACATGCCTCTCTGTCTGGGTTGAGTGCTGATTTGTCTGTCGTCAAGAAAAAGGCTCTGGATAATGCTACTGAGTTTTTCCAAGGGAATTATATCCCTACGCTCTCGAATGAGCCTGCGTCCCTTTGGAGTACGCTCGATAAATGCCTTGAGCATGAAGGAGATAAATATACAGTCGTTGTTGATGCTAATAGCCCTGAGTCTGCAAAGAATCAGAACATGTTTCAGTACATGTTTTATCGAACGACAAAAGGGGCTCCAGGTTCTCGTACAGACTTCGAGTGGAGGATGATTGGTGGCGGTCAATTTTCTGAACTTTCAGTATCAGTCGCAACGCTTGACCATAAGATTACTGAGAATGACAGTGATGCCCATTTCAAAGAGAAAATTACCGCGAACAAGGATAAGATTGTCAGTGAGGTCAAAACGCCCATTGCTGAGCAGGCAAAGCAAGATATTGTTTCGGATAATGCCTTTGTCAGCTCTGTCACACCTAAGATAGACCCAACAACTGGCAAGTGGAAGAATGCTGACGGAACTGTGTCTGAAAATTATGCAGTTGCAGACAAGGTGCCTGCGTTCTCTTTTGCTGTTAGTAGCGCTAACACGGCTGCAAACAACGCCAACGTGGCCAAGGCGGCAGCTGATACCGCTGCATCTAATGCTAATTCTAAAGCTGCTGCCGCACAGAGTGCCGCAGCAGCCGCAAACGCATCGAAGACGGCCGCCGATACCGCGGCGTCTAATGCAAACAGTAAGGCCAATGCGGCGAATATGGCAGCGTCTTCCGCTACAAACGCTGCGGCTGCTGCATCTGCAGCCAAGAACGAGATTATAGCAGCCAAGAATAACGGCGAATTTTCTGCCGTAAGGCTATACGTGGAGCAAACAGGTAGTTTCAAAAACGGCAAGGTTGTCGATGGTGTAGGAGGAAAGATTGTCCTTTCTCCGAAATACTTTGTCGGTGGCGTGGAGAAAACTATTGTCGGAAGTGGCAAGGTGGTAAAGTGGTACAAGTTTGTTCCGAACGGAGCGGACACGCCTGTTAAGACTGTTACTGCATCTGGCTCGACGGATGTACGATTGCTATTGGGCAACGGAGAAATGGGTACTTATTACTTCGATTTGAACGTGTAAACCATGCAGAGCGAGAAGCTGAACATACCTGATAGTGTGGCTCACTTATCTGAAGCTCAATCTCTGATGCTTGAGTCGCACGACAGTACATTGATTACGCATAATGAAGAGATTAATACACTGAAACAGAACTTCGGAGTACATCAACCATCAATTCTTGTATCTACTGAGTCGCAATACTTACAAGTGTTAAGCGAGATCCGTATTGCGGCATTGGCAAAGAACGGACAAGTTTGCTCTACGCTTAGATTAACAGATGCGACTCTCCCTTTGATTCTTCCATGCCCACAGGCTTTGTGTGACAGGGATATTACAGTGATGAAGATGTGTACTCCGCCAAATTACTGTGCGAACAATAGCGATGTGATCTACATCCAATCTCCACAACCGCACACTCGGCTTGGTATTATGACTCCAGGGTCTAATCCTTTTGACAACTTCGTGTATAGGTCAAATCCTTCACCGGCATTGAATATAACAGGATGTAAAGCCTTCAAACTTTCTCCTGAAACGTCCGGTTCTTTTACTGCTTTAAGAGGGATTGATTGTTCGGAGTGCTTTGCACTCTCATTTCGTTCTGTCACTGATAACAACAAATTCTATTGGCAGTTCATGGGCGTGTCAAGCTTTTTTGCTTACGTGTCTCCGGCGGATGCACGAAGATGGGAATCCGGGATACAACAAGTGATGGGGTTATCTAATTGGACGCCGAAATTTAACGCCTATGTTATTCCACGAACCTTCATCACATCTGCATATTTTACTGTGACAGATGCGATGGGGAGTATTGTTTGGGCAGGCACGAGTGGAAGAAACTCAATGACAGTGCCAACAACGTTGCCAGAAGGGTTTCGGTTTGAGGTTCAAAATAACTCCACATATACACTCATTGTATCAGGAACGGCCATATCCGGAGGGATAAAGTCCATACCACCGCGTAGCATATGTGGCGTAAAGAAGGTGGCTGGGACATTGATCATCTGGATCATGCTCGAGTCGCTGGACACATCTACAGGAAAGAAATAATCAACAATAATAAAAGATGAACAAACAATCTAAAAAGAACCCCTCTGGCGCCACCAAGTTTTATTTGGCTTGCGCGTTGATTTTCGTTGGGATCGTCCTTCTGTTCAGTGGATTCTGGGTTCCCCCATTGGGGGTAATACACGAGAGTAACCTGATAGCCTTTGGTGAGATACTGACGTTCGCCGGAGCGTTGATAGGTCTCGACTACAGCTATCGTTACAAGTTACTCAAGCTGGAGTCAGATGTCCAAGAAATCGTAAGAAAAGAAATCAAACGCCAGACCGGAGAGGAGGAAGCATGAAGATCCTTATCGATAATGGGCACGGCGAGAACACGCCGGGGAAGCGATCCCCGGACGGTGTGTTCCGCGAGTATCAATACACGCGAGAGGTCGCCGAGCGAATCGTAGCCAAGCTGCGTCAGCAGGGATATGATGCAGAACGCATTGTGCGAGAGAATATCGATGTGTCACTATCCACCCGTGTGCGCCGCATCAATGACGTTTGCAAGGAGCTGGGCTCTGCGAATGTCTTGCTTGTGTCGATACATAACGATGCAGCAGGCGACGGCAGCCGTTGGATGCAGGCGGGAGGATGGTCTTGTTACACAACTCCAGGACGCACCAAGTCCGATCGGCTGGCAGAGTGTCTGTACGATGCGGCAGAAGTGCATCTGAAAGAGTATGCAGCACAGCAAGCAGCCGGGAAAAAGGACGGTCGCTATTCCTCAGCGCAACGTCCGTTCCGGATGGATACGGGCGATGGAGATCGCGATCTCGAGAGCAACTTCTACATACTGAAGAATACGCTCTGCGCTGCCGTCCTCACGGAAAATCTCTTTCAGGATAATCGTTCGGATGTGGAGTTTCTCTTGTCGCCTGCAGGGAGACGTGCTATCGTGAGCTTGCACGCAGAGGGGATCGTTAACTATTTATCATCCTCACCCGCCAGAGGTGGGGCATTACAATAATCAATAATTTCATCAAAAAGCTATGGAGCAAAAGCAAGTAGTAGACAAGACGGAGATCGTACACTTCGTCACAGTCAGCGAGATGTCTAAGGCCTCTAAAGTCTCGCGCAAGCATTTTAACGAGGTTTTTTCGTTCGCTTATGAGCTTAATTTCAAAGGGATTTCTCTTTTGCAGAAAGAAAAGCTCATCAAGCATCTCAATGCTATCTGTCAAGATGGGGATACGTCTGTCTTGAAGAAGCAGCACGTTCGTGAAGTGACAGGCAGAGGAGGCATCAAGTTCCTCTATTGTGAGGGCGTTCGCCTTACGCTCTTGCCCTTCAGTGTGTGGGGCTGCAAGGGATAAGCGCGCAGTTCTGAAAAAAAGAAAGCCGGACACATTCGATGCGTCCGGCTTTATTATTTTTGTTGTTGGGAGAGACTATTCTTGCTGCTCTTCGATTATTCGCTCGAGGTCAGCTCGCGACTTAACGACGATCACTTTTTCGTCCATCTCGATATATCCCTTGATTTCGGTAGACTCCGCGGGGAAAAGCTCCCTCGTTGGCACCTCGAGTGCCTTTGCGATATTGTCTAATGTGTCAAGGGTCGGGTTCTTGATTTTGCCTGCGAGGAGGCGGCTCACCGCCGGCCGGGCAATGCCGGCCCTGTCTGCGAGTGTCGTTATTTGCATCCCGCGCCTGTCCATCAGTTCTCGTATCCGTGCGATTATCCTGTCTATGTTCATTTTGTTTCATTGTTTGTTACGTCTGCAAATATAGCGTTTTTGTCTTTTGTGTTACGGATTTTGCGGTGCTCGTAACATAAAAGTGAAATTTTTGTCTGAAAAATTTGGTGGAGTTGATTTTTGTGTTACCTTTGCAGTACAGAAAAGTAACAAACAAATCAACAAAAGACAGAAAACAATGAAAACGATTAAGCAATTCAAAGTGACAACGACATTCGGTACTGCGTATTTAGTGATGGCTCGCAGTCAGAAAGAAGCTAAAGAAATTGTAATGAGTCAGTATTTGAAAGGTTGCGACTATAAGAAGTCGGACTTGAAAGCTACTTCCACCCTCTAACAACCACCGCCCTCGCCCGGCGCGGGGGCATAAACAAATAAACATCATGGCTACAACAAAACATTATAATGTATACGTAAGAGGTGAGTTTGTATGCGACACATGGCAAAAGAACAAGAAAGAAGCAATAGACGTAGCATACTTCCATTACGGATATGGATATGAGAAAAAAGATTTTACAGCAGAGCTGTCAGATGACCAACAAGATGGGCCTTACCTCGTAGCCCCCAACGGTCGTCGCCTCCCAGTCGAATCTAAACAATAAACAACATAATAAATATATGAAGTCCCCCCGTATCACCACCTACCTGCGCGCCTCCTTGGCGTGTAGGAGGTGCTCGGTAACCCTCAAGGGGAGCATGCGCAATGCTGCCAACTACCTTGAACAGTACGAGGCCTATATCGGCAAACACGTGATGAGCAAGGACTTTGATTACATATGTATCGAGAACTTTTTTAATTACATGCGTCTTAACTACGATCTGAGACACAACACGGTTGTGAAGATTACACAAACCATCGTGGCAGCTGTAAACCGCATGCGGAAGGATGGTATGCTGGGTGGTCGAGACTACGAGGACTTCCGGCTCAGGGAAGAAGAGGTTACGACTGTAGCGTTGTCTGATGAAGAAGTAGAGCGTATTTACAAGCTCAAGGTCAACAAAAAGTCCGCGATCATACGCGACCTTTTTGTTTTCGCGTGCGAGACGGGGCTTCGGTATTCCGACCTGATTGCAATCAGAGACGAGAACATAAACAATGACACCCTATCCATCAAGACTAAAAAGACGTCTGTAAAGGTTGTGATACCGCTACGTCGCCGTGCTCGAGAGATTGTACGACAGCATGGAGGTGCTGTTCGATACACAGACTCGCAGACCAATTACAATAAGCGTGTCAAGACGTTGTGCAAGCGCGCCGGTATTACCGACAAAGTGTTTTGCGAGTACAGAAAGGGGGCTAAAACATATCGTAAATCAATACCCCGATACGCTCTTGTGTCAAGTCATACAGCGCGGAGGACTTTCGCTACGAACGCATACCTTGCCGGAATTCTGCCAGCGCGCATTATGCTCATTACCGGGCACAAAACAGAGCAGGCATTCTTTCGGTATATACGAATCGACAAGGTGCGCAATGCTCAAGAGCTGGCCCAAATGGATTTCTTCAAATAAATTTTTCACACCCATCAAAAAATGCTGAAAAACTTGTATAGTACGAAAATTCGTACTATATTTGTGGTGTGATAAAAAACAAGTGAGTATGAAACTAACAGAAAAAGAAGAAGAGCTCATCCGAGCGATTAGAAACTACAGAAAGAGTTATCCAAACGGTCACCCACAGTTGTTGTACTATGCATCACAACTATTTGACGAGCTGATCGAAGTTTTTTAAGAACCGACCCCTCCCGCCTCGGTGGGAGGGGCAAACAAAAAAAGAATATGGAAACAGTACAGGTAATACAAGAACAGCGAGTAAAAGATCAGATGCAAGACATACTGGTCGACATCTCATGGAGGGGCATTGCCCACCGTTATTTTGGGAAGTCCGCATCATGGCTATACCACAAGATGGACGGCATCGATGGGAACGGCAAACCCAATGGATTTAATGATGCCGAGAAGGAACAGCTCAGAGGAGCATTGTGCGACCTCTCCGAGCGTATCCGCCGCGCTGCAGATAAACTATAGCTCTCGGGCGGTAACTCTCCGCCCTTATCACACCTCCGCCCCATGCCGACTGAGAGCTTCGGCATGGGGCTTTTTGTTGGACGGTTGGACGGTTGGACGGGAAAATTTCAACGGCGGAGTAGAAAAACATCAAAACTCACCGTCGAATCGGAGAATATCTGCGTTTGCTTTCCTCGCTCTCTTCTGTGTGTATATCTCCGTTACAGACACGCTTGAATGTCGTGCCTGGTCGCGCACGGCGATGGCTGGTACATTCTTGTCGAGCATGTCCGATACGCCGGAGTCTTTGAGAGAATAAAACTGGTAGTTCTCCGGCAGCTTCAGCTTGCGACGCATCTTCAGCCACTCATCGCGAAATGCCTTCTCGCTTCTGCGATCCTTACCCGGCATGAAGTTGTCGGAGAAAATATAATAGTTATTAGGATGGTTGTGTATCTCCAGCTCGATCATCATATTGATCACAACATCTGGCAGTGTCGTGATCTGTTCTTTTCGATTTTTTGCGACCTCTCGGCGTATTAGCAATACACGATCTTTATAGCTGAGATCACCGACCTGCAGCAAGCTGAGCTCCTTCGGACGCACGAAACAGTAGTACTCGAGGTAGCAGGCAAGTAGATAGTGTTTGTTGTGTTCGCTTAGGTACTCATATATCTTACGCAGGTCGCTGGAGCTGATGATATTTCGCTCCTTTTGTGGCAGCCGGCTTTTGCTGATTGATTTGATTTTTGCAGTAGGGTCGTTGTTCAAGTATCCCCGCTCGAGGAAGAACTTACACATCACGCTGAGAACACGTATGTAATTATTGTATGTTTTTGCGGTGTTCCCACGCTCGATATATATGTAGTCAAGAAAATCATTCAGGTATCGAGCGTCCATCTGATATATATATGTGGCGGGCACCTTCAGCCTACTGTTGTATCTCAGCAAGTTGCGAACCTTTGAGGCGTATTCTACGTATGTAGCTTCTCGTGTTATACCATCCCTCATTAGTCGTTCCTGCCGTCTGATCCAGTCTGTGACTGCGTCCTCGAACTTGGCATAACCTTTTATAGACTCCGCGTCGATAAAAGGGTTCCAACCTTGCCGCAGCTGTTCGTTCAGTCGCGTGCAAAGGTCGCGCCCATATCGCTTGCGCTCTGCCGCAGGCTTGATATGATTTAGCTTATACCGTTTGCGTCGTAGCTTCTTAAGCGCCGGATCGTAAGCATAAAGGGATACATAAGTCTCCTTACCCACTCGCAGCTCCGCGGGTGAGTAAGACAT